GGTACACGCCGCCGGTTTTGCCACGAAAGTAGGGAAACGGATACTCGGGAATCTTGTATATGACCGGCGTGGTTGATGCTGGTGCCGTGAACTGCACCGTGTTGTCGGCTTCGGTTGCGGCCGCGATCTCTGCGCCAAGCACAATCGGGGAAGATATCTTGCCTTTATGGATGCAGTTGTCGCACCCGCTGGGGTTGAGTCCTTCCCACTTCTCACAGGTGTACGGCCCCTTGATCCTCTGCGCTTTCTCTGCTGTTACTACAGCATCGTAGTCAGGGTGATCCTTGGAGATGTCATGTATCGCCGACTCGGCATCAACGCAATGCGCTGCAATTGAGAGTGCTGCTCTCCAACGCGGCTCCTCTATCGTGGTCTGCTCGGAGATAGCCTTGCTCAATTGAAAGCAACCGCGACCCTTGGCGTTCTTGTCAACGATAACACTGAACCGAAACTGTTTGTTGCCCATAAGGGCTTTGGTCATGTCGTCGGCGTACGTCGGCAGGTAGTCCGGGACATCATCCAACACCCCCAGCTTGGACTTCAAAGTCTCGTAGTCCACTGGCTTGGACATGGCCATGACCTTGACTTCCAAAGGCGGGTCGACTTTATGGTTCAGGGTATCTGGCATCCGCATGATGGACGCCACATCAGCCGTTCGTGCCGGGTCAGCTTCAAAATCATGCTCGGCGCAAAGCGCCTTGAGCCTTGCCGCCACTGACTTCCACTGCTCTTTTGTTATCTCAGCAGTCAACGGCCAGTAGACATGAATGCCCCTGCCCGAGTTGACGACGCACGGCCTTGGCAGGCCGACTGCTTCACAGAACGCTTTGAGCGCGTCCAGCCCTTCGCCTTGTGTGGTGTACGGCTTGCCTTCACCACAGTCAATGTCCAACCAAAACGATTTGACCGACTTTACGTTGTCGGTCGTCCGAGACTTGTCGGTCTCGTACTTTGCACAAGCGAAATACACGTCATAGTACTTCGCCAATAAATCTTCCACCACCCCATCAACTTCGTCCAACCCCTGCACAAACACCTGCTTGGGGAGGCCGGTCTTTTTGAGACCGACGACACAGTACCATCCATCCGGGGACAGAACTGCCGACAGAAAATCTGTTCTTGTCATAGCCGCCTCTGCACCGATGAAACAAACGCACTGGGAGCATTGCAGCCTCCCAGTGCGGACCTACTTGCTGGCTTGGGTGCTGAGATATCGTACGATCTGATCGACGTGTGACCTTCGTGGATGCCACTCACCCGTAAACCACTTGTAGATGGTCATACGGCTGACGCCAAATTCCTTGGCGATGTCTCGTACTGAAATATCCCGCTCTATGCAGAACCTCCCCAGCTTGACGCCGGGGTGCCTGCTGTTGGCCGTTTTATTGGCCGATACCACACGCCATGCGTAGCCTCTGCTGTTCATCAGTCGTCAGTCGCCCAAGTATTGAGGACGTCCACGAAGTCCTTCTTGGGGGCTGGCTCAGCGGCTTTTTTGGAGGCGCGCTTGGTAGGCTCAGGTACTTCTTGAGCGGGTTCGGCTTCAACAGCCACGGCTTTGGGCGCGACTTTCTTTGCACCGTCGGTTTGGGCTGCGGTCTGGATGACGGCTGCCTTGGCGGCGGGAGAGTCGGCCTTCTCTTTTGCAACCAACCATTGCTCGCGGGTCAGATACCCAACAGGCTTGAAGGTCAGCTTCGGTGTTGCGCTGTCGCTGTCCAGACGCATCTCAGTGATCAAAGTGCCGAGGCTACGGCCCATCGAACCAACATACTTGGCGTACTGCTGGAACGGCATCTTGTCCACATCACCGCGACCAAAGATTGACTGTGACGGCAGCAGCAGTTGGAACACATCGCCTTCAATATCGTCGGCCAGCAAAACTGCCAGACGCTGCTGATACCGGCAAGCGCGAGAGTCACCCTGACCAGAGCCCTTGATGTTTTGCGGGCATCCATCGCAGGACGAGTGCTGCGGGTACTCGATGCTGGCGTCGGGCTTATCGCCGTCATTGCTCCAGCAGTCAGGTGAAGTAGTTTCGCCGGGGGTGTACTTGCCAGCATAGAACTGACGCGACACCTTGGGGTTGCCATTCACAATCACGATGTTCATCGAACGGTTTTCGTTCTTGGCAATTTCTTCGCCATTGACCATCATGCGGAACACGCCGCCACGGATAGATACGCGCTTGACCGCAGTGTTGCCCGCAAGGGCCTTGGTCATGTTGTCGATGCCGACTTCTTTGAGATAGTCGGGTACTTGGCCCATAAGAGCGATGTCGTTGCTCATGTGATTCTCCTTACTTGGTGCTACGTCTTTGAACGGTGATCTCATATTCGCTGTCGATATGAAGACCGGGTGGATGAAGGTCCGGATTGTTGTCCAAGAATTCCTTCATGTTGGTTTGATGGATGCGCTTCTCCAGCAAGCCCATCGCATCGTGCTCCTGCATCATCTTGTAAAACTCCTCCCAATTGTTTGTCCAGTACCGGTTCTTGACGGTACGGTACGCAATCCCGTGTGGGGTAGAGAAACTGGTGGCCCCAGTCTCTTTGGAAATTTCAACGAGTCGATGCTTGAGGAGCGTCATCTGCTCTTCCAACTCATCGCTCTTTGATTTGTACTCTCTGTAGAGCAGGTCTTTTGTGTCGCGTAGCTTGATGTACGCTTTGACAATCTTCTCGATTGGCGCGTCTTCCATGTTGCTTTCTCCGGTTACGAGGGCTTCATTATACACCCTTTCTTTACTGTGTCAAGTGTTCAGTTCATTTTTGTAGAGGTCGATGATGCGCTCATGCACGTCCAACTTGTTCTGGAGCGCCGAGTACAACTTATTCTCGACAGGGCTACCTTCGATGTGAACAATAGTCATCGGGTTGCGCTGACCTGTTCTATCAATACGTGCGTTTGCTTGCAGGTACGTCTCGATGGAAGTCACAGGAGCGTACCAGATCACCACGTTTGCCGCAGTCAGGGTTACCCCGTGTGCAGCAGCTTGCGGCTGGATGAGCAAAACCTTGGGCTTGTCGGTCTCTTGAAACTGCTTGAAGATTTCGGTGCGCCGAGTCACGCTCACACTTCCATTGATGATCTCATTGGCGATGCCGTTCTTGGTCAGAAATTCTTTGAGCAGCTCCAGTGCATGCGTGAAGGGTACGAACACCAAGACTTTGTGCGAGGCTTCGTTGATGACTTCCAGCACGGCGTTGAGTCTGTCGGAAACATCGAGGTCGATGACGTTCCTTGTATCGGTGTACACAGCCCCGCAGGAAATTTGTAAGAGCTTGTTCACGTTTGCAGCGGCATTGACCGCTGATATCTCTTCCCCAGCCGCCTCGATCAGCATGTCCTTCTTGAGCAGCTTGTAGTACTTGAGTTGTTGCGCTGTCAGCGGCACAAAGCGCGATGTGTATGTCACGTCGGGCAAGTCCAGGCAGTCTTTCTTCTCGTACCGGATCGCTGGCTGCAAAATCCTGTGAACGGTCTGCTCGGCCCCGGGCTTGGGAATCCATTTGAACCGTGTGATTTGATACATGACAGAGTCACGGTACGTGCCATACAGTGACGGTGCAGTCTCGGGGACGCAGAGTTTTGCCAGCCCGTACGCATCGAGGGGCGACTGCGCTGCGGGAGTGCCTGTCATCATCCACATCCAAGTCGTGGGTTGCACCAACTTGCGCATGGTCTTGAACCGCTTGGTCGTAGCGTTCTTGTACGCATTGGCTTCGTCAATGATGATCAGATCAAAGCCGCCGTTTGCAATCTCGTCGGCTACGATGTCCACGCCGTCGTAGTTAATGATGATGAACTCGGCCGGGCCATTGATGATGTCTCTACGTTTGTCCCTAGCGCCGTATGCAACATCGACCGTACGATGCACTGCAAACTTGAACAGGTCGGCTTGCCACGCAGACTGCATGATGGACAGTGGACACACGATCAAAACGCGCTTGACCGCGCCAATACTCAGCAGGTAGTCGGCGGCCCAGATTGCTGCGCCAGTCTTGCCCGTACCTTGCTCATTGAAGCAAAACGCTCTCCGATGCAGAGTAAGAAACCCGGCCGTATCTTTCTGGTGCGCCATTGGCCGGTAGATACCGGGCCATGCGTAGTTACGCTCGATTGGGGACGGAACTTTTTTGATGCCGAGTGTGCGCAGGGCTTGTGCTTCTTGCAGCCCCCAATGCACAGCAACTGCCGTGATGTCTCCTTGCTGCTCTACTTCTTTGCTTTTCTTGATCGCGGTCGTTATACGCCCGGGGTTGCGGGTGCGGACCACCAGCAGCTTGTTGTCGATGATTTCCATCAGGTGTTTCTTTTTACTGTGTGGTCCGAGTTGCGTTTGAAAGAGCGGTTGTCGCTGGCGGTTTTGACCTTGAGATTGCTACGGGTCGTCTTGCCGCCCTTGCTCAGCGGAGTTTTGTGGTCGACATCCTTGCCGTCGCCCTTATGCACCAAGCCAGCTTGCTCCATGATGCGCCGCGCTTTGTTGCGTTGCGCCCGTTTCTTTTTTACCTTTTCGGTGCCGTCGTACTGTGCGTACTCTTTGTCATACGGACGGGGTTTATTCACGTAGGGCATGATTAGCTCCTTTTCTGGTTGTGCTCACAGTCACTCACCGGACACCAACCTCGGCACGTAAAGTTGGGGCGCGGATTCCAAACGTCATTCTTGAACGCCTCGTCCAGCAACCGGGCTTCACCGAGCCACCGCTGCCAGCTTTCTTCTTGCATATCACGCTCGTACTTGGCAGCCACCAAGTCATCAGCGACCAAGAACACAAGCCCTGCGGATACGGTTTTGACGTCGGGGAAATGTTTGAACACCAGAAGCGAAAGCAGTTCAAGCTGCTTGCGGTCGGCGTACTTGCTGTTCTTGCTCGTCTTCCAGTCAATGATGCGGGCCTTGTCACCGTTGATAATGAGCAAATCGGCGATGCCACGAAACCAGACGTCCTTGTCGCGGAATCCGCATGGTTCCAAGTTACGAGTCACGCCCATCTCGTGCTCGCAGTGCATCGTACCGGGCATGCTTTTGAACGGCTCAATCTTGGGCCGAATGTAGGCGTACTTCTCTGGCACTGGAGTGCCATCCCGCAGGTATTCTTCGGCGGCTTTGTGAACCGAAGACCCGTAGATCAGGTGCTCTTGAGGCGGCTCAACAATGTCCTTGACAACACGCAGGCGATGGTATTTGCGCGGACACTGCTGAAACAGTGACATGCTGGAGTACGACCATGTTTGGCTCACTGTTTGTCTCTTTCGTTTTTGAGTGCGGCCAGCGCGATCCGAATCTCAACAATTGCCTGCATGCCTTCTTCGTGTGCTTCGTCGTACCTGCGCTCCAGCGCGTTGTTGTACATGTCTTTGAGCGCCCGCTCGGCGACGATTAACGGCTTTGCGTAATCAAGAATCTCCATGTTCACCCTTCGAATTTTTTAGCGCCGCCGTAGCTGCTGCCATACTTGACTTCACAATTTAAAGGCAAAGTTTGGGCCCACAGCGGACGCCACCGCATACATTCTTGCACGTACAAAGCGGCTTCGCGCCACTCGTTCTCAGGTGCGACGCAAGCGACTGCGTCATGGACGGTTAGCACAACCTTGTACCGCTTGGCGATACGCAGCATTTGCTCTCCGATGACACATCTTGCAAGAGCTTGGCAGATGTTCTCAACCACCTTGCCCCCGTAGATTCGCACTGGGCCTCGACGTGTAGAGTAAATATACTGGGCCCGTCCCCCGGCGTCAACTTCCGTAGCCCTGAGGTCCATGTACTTCAGCGGCAGACCGCTTGGCAGGTCAAACCCAACCCCCGGAAGTACGCTGACGGCTTGCGGCTGTACACCAAACGATACCGTTTTGAGTCTTACATCTGCTAGAGCATCCAGACACCTGTGTGCTGCCTCCCAGAGCCTCGGGATGTAAGGAAACCCCTCCCGATACGTTGTCAGGATGCGGCGGCACTCGGCTTCGCTGAGCGTGACACCGAAGTTTTTCAACTGGGCCTGAAACTTCACAGCCCCCATGCCGTACCCTGCGCCGAGGATGGTGGTCTTGCCCACAAATCGCTCAGCATCGTCGACCCCACTGGCAGGCTTGCCGTAAATCTTGCCCGCCATGATCTTGTACACATCCTCCCCGATCTCAAACGCATGCACCAAATCGTTCTGCCCAGACAGCCACGCGAGAATCCGCGCTTCAATCTGGCTGGAGTCGGCGTCAATCAGCACGTAACCCTCAGGCGCGGTGATGGCAGACTTGAGCTTGGACTTACGCGGCAGGTTCTGTAGGTTGAGCTTGTCGTCGCCGCCCCATCTGCCTGTATGTGCGGCGTAATACCTTAGAGGGACTGGGAGGCTACCACGCTTCGCTATCGCCACAAATCGTTCGGTACGTGTCTCCTCCAGGGTGCTTTTTGTCCCAAGCCTTGCAGCGACAAGCGCCTGCACCCGCACGTCATCGTGGTCTGCCAACGCCTTGAACGCAGGGTCGTTCTTTGCCAGCGCCAGCGTCAGCTTGTTTGTGGTCGGGCTGATCTTCATGGGCGGGTCAACGCCAAACTCCATAAGCCGCCTTGCAAACTTTTCGTTCGACAGCAGCACATCCCGGTCGGCATTGGCGTCGGCAATGAGCGCCTCTTTACGCTCCACCACCTCAATCAGATGCTGCTCAAGCAAAGGAAGATCGAGTTGTAGTGTCGGCCGCGTAAACATCCGAAGTGTCAAGTCAATCAGCTTCAATTCCTGCTTCTTGAAGGAACTGGCCAGAATCTTGAACAGGTCGTAGGTCAACTGCACGTCGTTGATGCAGTACTCTGCGTACCGCCGAAGGCTCTGTGGGTCAAAGTCAGCCCGCCGCTTACCCAACGCCAGCACAACCTCCGTACCCTTGGCCCCCAAGCCGTAACGCTCGGCTGCCTTAGCAAGGCTGTTGCCAGCCTCAGTGCCGTCGACTGCACGTAGCATTGCCAGCGTATCAAGCAACGCCATCGGGTGAATGCCGAAGCGCCATCCAAGGATGGCACCATCGAACATCATGTTGTGAGCGAGTACCGCCGATGACTCCCAAGGGAACGTGGCCAAGAAAGACTTGATCTGCTGGTGGCTGCCAGAGCACCACACAGGTTCTTCGTCATCAACCTTGACCGCGACACCGATCACTTCAAAGCGGTCGTCGCGAACGTATTCCTCAGTCGTCATCTTCGACAAGGAATAGTCCTTGTCGTAGTAGGTCTCAAAATCAAGCGTGATGAAGTTCACTGGCTTGTTGCTCCGGAGCGTGTGCCTATTTCACGGCTCAAGTACCACATCGCTTTCTCCAAATCTTGCTTGCGGTTGCCCTTGAGGTCGGCACGGGTGACGTACTTGACTACGTTACCGAGGTTGTAATTCAACCCCTTCGCTTCGATGAAGTCAATCGTTTCAATGCCCCCGGCTTTGTAATGCGCAGGGTGATTGACAGGATCATGTGTTGTCAGTTTTTTGATGACTTCAATCTGTGTCGGATTCAGCACAATCTTGTTCTCCGATGGCTTGAGCGTGATTGTGTTGCTCGCACTCCGTGTTTTCTTTTTCATCTCCGATCTGATCACGTAGACATACGCTACGCTGATTTTGAACTTCTGTGCCACGTCAGCGGCCTTTTCGCCCGGGTGTTTCGTGATGTAATCACGAATTTTTGCAGCGGTACTCAGTTTCTTTGCCATGCTTTTCTCCTAGAAAGGTGCCTCTTCGGCGGTTAATAAGTCAGGCTTCATTGCCTGACGGTGTGCTCTTTCGAGCAACTTCGGGTCCACTCTCGTGAATGGCCAACTTTTTGCGAAGTCTTCGCTTTGGTTTGGGTTCGTTGATCGGGACTTCCTTGGTTTGGAAAGTGTGGTTGTTGAAACAGTGGCGTCGGCGGATAGGCGTGCCATCTTCAGTCTTCGTCTGTTTAACTTCTGTGGGTGCTTTGCACAGGGGGCACTTCAATCTGTACCTCCCGGTTTCAAATCTTCCTGCTCTTCGATGTGTTGTTCCCACACCGCATCGAGCATGTCTGCGGCTTTGTTGAGCGTCTTAGCCAGCGTTCCGTGCCGTGCTTCACCTTGGTAGCCCTCCAGCAATCCTTCGGCATAGCCACGCAACCGAGCGGCCATCGTCATGTATTGCAGTTTGCTTGGGTCAATCATTTAAATTCTCCTGTCCAGTCGTCGAACAGCTTCGCCGCCCGTGCCCGGATCAAGTCAGCCGCTTGGTATGGCTCGGCTGTCTCTGCGATCTCGATGCAGTCTTTGTACGCAGCCTTTACCGCTGCTTCCATCTCTGATCTGTACACCTGTGTGTCGTCATCGTCTTTCATTGAGTTTGTCCCAGTGTGTTCCATAGATGTCCTCTGTCATTGCGTAGTAAAGCATTTGAAGCCATGATGACCGCCCGTGCCCAAGCCTGTGATGGACTTCGGCTGTATGTAAATGCTGATCGGCATTGCGCTCGATGTAGCGCTCTCGGGTGTCGGTGTTGAGCGGTACGGTCATTTAAATTTCCAGACGCTCGATCAAGCTCATAATGTTCTTGCTGGCGTAGTCGAGTCGGCGGTTGTATGTGTGCAGTGTGCTTGCCATAGGACTCATCGACTTGGGCAGGCCATCGCTCTCAGCTTTGCCGGGTTCTTCACGCAGCACCATGTGCAGACGGGACTCCAGTGTGTCAATGGCATTCATCAAAAAGTGAATGTGGTTTTCCATGTGCCCCATCTGATCTTGGGTGTTGCCTAGTTTTTCCACTACAGACCCTTCAATCGCACGGCGCTTTTGTTCCATCATTTTTTCCTCTTTCATGCACTCAGGCATTTGGTTGTTCCAGTCGCGCCCAAGTCGGGCCGGGTCGTCATAGTTCATGTTGCTCATTGTGGATTCTCCTCTTCATCAAATGCCATGTCTGGCGGGTGCGGTATGTCGTCATGCACGATCACACCATCAACGGCTTCAATGAATCTGCCGCAGACCACACAGTAATAGCCGTCGTCATCTTTCATGTCTTGCCCTTCAAGAAACTGTCCACCTTACCTTTCTCATACGCTGCATACTGCTGTGCCGCCTCCCAAAACCCCTGCAAAGCGTCTTGATTCACCAGCCACGCAAGGTTTCGTATCTCAGGGGTCAACTCGACATTGGCCTCACGGGCAAGTCGGTCTATGTTCTTACTCAAACGCTCAGTCATTTGTTCCCCCTTGCTCTGATTTCTGCTGCTTTACTTCTCACCCATGAAATCGCGTAGCTGGATTCCATCTCTCGCTCCATATCGTCTGCCATACCGTCAATAATCCGGGCGCAGGCTTCACGTTCTTTGTGAACAGCCGCCTCCACCGCAGGCTTGATCATCTGCACGGCAGTCTCTTGCAGTTTGTTCAACGTCTCACACAATGCGTTCAGACCGGAGAGTTGTTCTTGGCTCTGTTTAGCCGCCTCCAAGGCTTCGCGCAACAGCTTGCGCTGGGCTGGATACGCATCGTCGAAGTTCAAGGTTGCCAGCACAAGGTTAATCGCCTCAATGGATGTTCGGTTCATGTGTCACTCGCTACGTCTGCCTGAATCAACTGCGCTGCAACGTGCCAGTAGTTGTGCGCTCCTTTTGCCGCCTCGTGCTGGATCATCAGCAGGTTGACGATGCGTTGTCGCTCTGCCATGACACCAGAGGCGTATTCAGATGTGCAATAGTTAGGCTTGCCACCACAGTATGTTTTTACTGGTGGTTTCTGATTCATGTTGTGGTCTCCACTCATTTGGTCACCTCCCTGATTGCCTTCTCGATCAGCCCAGAAAACTCCACCCACTCTTCAAACGTGAACAGGCTCATGTGGAAGTCACCGATCTGGGCTTCGTTTGGGTCTCTTGTCTCATTCGGCTTGTGGTCTGGCAGTGTCACCGTGGTAATGTGCAAGCCGTCCATCTTGATGGTTACTTCGGTGGTTTTCATTTGAAAATTGCTCATTCCAAACCTCCATGCATCGTCCAGTCCTTGGCTTTTTCTGCCATGAACAGCCCATCGGCTCGGGTCATCTTGGATGAGCGTATAAACAGTTCGCCGTCGGCGTCGTAGCCAAGCACCATCACGTCGGTGAGGTTGGCTTTGAGGGCTGAGTGCAGCGCCTGCTCCGGTGTGTAGTTCACGCTGGCTGGCAGTTCGATTACTTTTTGGTTGTTCACCTCAGTACCCCCAGCGGATGCGGAAGCAAACCAGATACAGATGCAGTACAAATTCGCTGCCGCTACTCACAAACCCCACAGCGAAGCAGGGCCACTTGCGCGGCAGGAACTCGGTAGTCAGGTGTAGGCTCTTTCTCATGTGTTCTTCTCCTTGAGTTTGTCTTCGATGGCTCTGGCGAATGTAGTGGCGGGCCTTTTTCCGTCTACAGGCACAAGAGACATGATCTCCTCCTCCGTCAGCCCGACCCACTCGCGGCGCGGCGGGGAGGTGTAGAGGGCAACCCACTCCCACCCAGCGGCCGCAATGTCTGGCTTCTGGCAAGTAACGCTGTCTGGATCAAAGTCATCGCATTGCATGTCTCGCTCAATCCATGCGATAGGCTCCTGCTCCGGCTGCGCCAGCCTCTCGCGCAGGGCGTCCCACACCTGCCCCTGTCGCTCCCTGTCATGCCAGTTATCTGGCTTCAATTGCCCAATCATCTCCAGCGCTTTTTGCATCAGTTCGCGGTCAGTCATGTGTTCTCCTTTATGCCGTGGGCGGCTTCGCCATCGCTGACACCCCATGCGTACCAGTACCAAGCGTCTTTCTCTCCTGCGGATTCCAGCTTTTCTCTGGCGCGGAACATTGGTTCAATTTGCTCATCCGTCAGCGGCTGGCGCTGTGCTGCGGGCGGGGTGGTTATGATCGGCGTGGTCTTAGCCGCATTCGCGCAAAAGTCGTAGCCTCGCTTAACGCACAACTCACACAGCGTCCTGCAAGCCACCGGCTCCTGCTTCTCAGCCTGCTCGATTGCGGCGCTCAATGCGTTTATCGCTGCGCCAATTTTGTTTTCAGGCCACTGACGAGTATTTGCCATCCACAGCGCCTCCAGCGCCTGCTTTGCTGCTTCAATGAGTGTCATTCCATTGACCTCCACCTGCTCTTGGGTTCACTGGCCCGTTGGACGTAGAAGTGAATCAGGAAGTTGAAGACCTGTGTGTACGTCATCTTCACCCCCGTGTCGCGCTCCAGCCTGTCCCTGATCTTGTCAATGTCGGGTGAGACTGGGATGGTGATGCGCTTGGGCTGAGTCATGCCCTTCTCGCCTCCACAGCATCGGCTTGTGGGCTAACACGAGTCTCAAGGTCGAGGATGGCATCGGCTAAGTCTTGATCGAGCAGATGCAGCTTCTGCGTCCAGCGGGCAATTGTGAGTTGAATATCACGCAGCATCTCGGCCTTCATGTATTCGTTGCTCACCACCTCAGACGTAAGCCTGTAGCCACCGCCGTTCTCTCGGTCGGTAGGCAAACTTACAAACGCCCTGATCTCAACTGGCGCTGTCTCCACCATTGTGATCTTGCAACGAGCGATCAACGCCCGTGCTTGCTGCTTGCGGTATTGCGCTGCCGCTTCTGTGTCATCCCACTCAAAGTGTTTGTGCAGGATGCTGCCCACATCCCGTGCCTCTTGCAGCACATCTTCAACCTTGAGCACCCCGCCGTTTTGCCGGGCCATCTTTGTCAACAGTTTGCGTTCCTCTTTCATGTCTTTCTCCTTGAGTTAAAAAATTGCCTGCCGTGAATTGCTGAGCCATACCGCGACCTACCAGTCCCAGCACTTCCATGCCTGCCAAACCAGTCCCTACCATGCCGTGCGCTACCAAACCGGGACTAGCCTAGCCTGCCCCGCCGAACCAATCGTTACCACACCAGTCCTTAGCGATCCATACCTGCCGAGCCAGTCCTTGCCATACCACGCCTAACGTGGACTCACCTAACCTGCCTTGCCTGAACGATCCTGACCTTGCGCTGCCTAGCCCCGCCTAGCCTGCCGGGCCATACCATGCGCCGCTGAACCAAGCCGCGCCGAGCCTAACCTGCCGTGCCATACCCAGCCAGAACATAATCCACCAAGCCAAGCCGCACCGAGCCGCGCCGCTCCTAGCCTGCCGTGCATAACCTCAACAACCACACCGCGCCAAACCCGGGCGCACCCTGCCTGCGGCGTTACTTGATCCCAAACTTTGAGATCACCTCTTTCTCCCGATTACTCGGGACCACTTGGAACAGGCCAAACCCACAGCCAGCCGAGGCTTTGCTGTCGGGGCGACCCGCGCCAATTCCTACTTGCAGCCCACAACGGGACACAAGGTTCAATACATCCACCATCTTGAACTGGTCGGTGTCATACCGCACACGCAGCTTGGCTGCCCAGCTACGGTACATCGGACGGGAGCGCACATCGACAACTCCCGTGGCATTGCGTGTGTGGGCCGTATAAGTTTGACTTTCTCCGTAGATGCGCACCAAAGGCACACCATCATTGACATCAAACCCATCGGCCTCAACGAACGTGGACAACTTGGCCAAGGTCATCTTGAACCCCACCAGCCGACACGCGCTGATCATGGCTGCACGAAACGCAGCGGCGTTCATGCCTTCCCATCCATCGGGAGAGCGATACCGCGCTTCCTCTGCTTCTCTTTCGTAGTCTCGCGCATCTCGGTTCTTCTTGCTGCTTGCGCTCTTGCCCTCGGCCATCTTGGCCATCAGTTCAGCCTTCTTTGAAAACCGCTCCACCACCAGCGGGGCGATGCCCTCGATGTAGAAGTCGGTCACACCGAACTTGGGTGGGCTGATCACACAGGTTTCTTCTTTTACAGTAGTCATTTGCTTTCTCCTTGGTTGTTTATAAACTTACTTAACACGCCTCATGGCGATCCACTCAGGCTCTTTGGCCTCCACCACAACGGGAGGTCGTGTCTCACTCGGTGGCGTCCATCCGTACTTGCGCCATGTGGCTTGCACATCAGCGCCTGATGTCCATTTAAAGTCTGGATGCCCCGCAGGAATCCACGGGTCGGTTCTTTTCACTGGCATTGCTTTCTCCTGTTTTGCGTAAGGGCTAACACGAAACTCTTGTTCTCTTTAGTAGAGAACGGTCATCACAGATGTCTCTGGCCCAGCTTGGCGGGCAGCGACTCTAACAGCGAAACGCTGTCCTCGTCAACAACAATAGCAAGACCTTTCGCGGCGTTGATGCGGTTGATCTCTCTTAGTTGCAAAGCAGTAGGGCGTCCCCCGTTGGCCTTACACTCGATGGCGAAAAACACACCATTGAGACAGCCTACGATATCAGGCACACCGTTGCGTCCGAACCCGCCAGTGGCGGGCATGAAGTAGTAAGCACCGAGGGCATCGAGGATGCGCTTGGCCTTTGCTTTGACCTTGCCTTCAGGCGTCATTGCTTTCCTTTAGCTTTGTAATGTTGACTGAGTATAGTCAATAAAAAAGCCCGAGTCAAGGCCCGGGCATAAAAAAGCCCCGGGGTTACCCGAGGCTCAAGAGACATAGTGACTAAGTCTCAGTATGTCGCAATCAAATCAGCATGTAGTGTGGGTCTCACCCGCAACGAGGAAGAAGTATTCCAACTCACGGCGAACGCCATGAGTGTGATCGGAGTCTTCGAACTTGATGCCGATATGCTCAACAGGCTGGGAGTCCCCCATCACTTTAAGAATGGTGATCTTTTCCTGATAGTAAGTCGGCAGATCATAAGTAGACTGATGTTCAGTAAGCATCTCCGTGGCAAGGTCGTACATGGACAGCGTGCCATCACGTTCGATTAGCACGCACGCGCCTTGCTTTGTAGAGAACTTGTCATAAACTGATGTGGCAATCCTCATGTCATCTAGGCGAGAGCGCCACTCGGTGCTGAGCTTGCGAGTCACGTTGTGTGGCAGAGTGCTTGGCTTCTCTGGAAGTGAGTCGTAATCTTTAAAGAAGGTCAACACATCAACCGCCGCGTTGGCCATCGAGCTTGTGACATGTGACGTAGCAGTCCGTGCGGTACGCTCCAGTTTGTGTTCAACCGCCTTTCTGATGTCTTCGCCCCGCTCGTCAAGAGGCGCGGACTTGAAGCTGTTTTTAATCGCCTTCATGGCAATCTTCATATGCTTGGACGCTATTGAGTTCGAACGTCGACCCTTGATGTTGTTTGATACGACGCAATACGCCGTGCCGTACTCACCCCTGTGATATCGGCTCTCCCTACCGATCTTACCGACAGGCTGGTTGCGCTCAAACACGTCGAACCGCGAGACCACTCGTCGAGCGCCTTGCACCAGATCATAGTCAGACGCAACGAAACGAAAGTCCGGGTTGAAGTGCGCCGCATCAGCGGCCAGCCGAGCCAAGTCAGCGAACACAGCACCATCGGGGATAGTGGCGGAGTATTTGTTGAAGTCGACTTTGCCTTGCAGGATAGTCGGCAGGGTTGTTTGAATGTCGTTCACGTTGATGTCCTTTCTTACCAAGAATACTTGTTGATGATGGCGTCGACTTTGTTCTTCACAGTCTCACGCACATAGTCGCTGTCCCTGATCGTCTCGGTATCAGCGTTGACAAGCGCATGCTCAAGATCACGCCGTGCCTCTTCCAGCTTCGGATCGTTGGTGACGTTGAGTCGGCGTAGCAGGCCCACCATCTCCCTTGCATTGGTGAGTAGCGTACCGTGAAACACTTTGCGGTTGCCCTCGTCGTCGTTGGCTAGTCGCTCGCTCATATGCGACAAGCACTCGTGCAGTCGGCCCCACACTTCACGCATGGCGGTGTTGAGTCGCTCGTTGAAGTGGTCTTCGTAGTGTTGCATCAGTTCGGCCTTGACTTGCTCGCCGATGTCGATACGAAAGTCACCCGATGTTGGCAGTGGCATCAGTGTGTATTGAAACCGAAACTTCTTAGCCACGGCTTCCGGTTCAGGATACTCGTCCCGATCAAACAGATCACCCAGTTGAAAGGCCGCCGCCGATATCAGCGTAGGGTAGACCTGAATGAAGTTGTCCGACAGTCGTTCGAACTCAGCCTTGTGGTCGTCGAGTTGCTTTTTATACCCGCCGTTGAACAAGTTCTCCATCGTCACGATGCGGCCACCGCTGTCAGACCACGGGATAGTCTGCTTGGTATTCCACAAACGAACCTTAGCGGCGTACTTGTTTACCGCATCCAAGTGTGGGTTGCCTGCAAGCAAATGCTTGTGGTAGTTGCCTGCCTTGACCTTCGTGTTCTTGGCTTGGTCGACTTCCTCGGACACTTTTTTATCTAGCTTGCGGGCAGTCCAGCAAGAGATGTTGAGTTCTACTAGCATGCTAGAAGTGGCGATACCCACCGAATCAAATTGCTTTTCGATTTCCATGTTGCTTCTCCAAGTTACTCGGGTTGGACATTCTGACCGGCGGTCATAATGTCGCGGTTGCTACTGACGTATTCGTTGATCAAATACTCCACCAGTTGCGAAAGCGAAGGCTCAAAGCCAATCCTCCTTTCAAAGGCGCCTTGCAGTTCGCGAAGTTTCCGTGCTGCTGGGTTGTTGAGGCTAACGGTTGTGCGCCCGTCGTTGACTTTCATTTCGTCTCCACATAAACAGATTGACCCACAGTCGGCACGAAATCGCGCCGCCCCTTCACACACCACAGAACCGGGGCGCTTACGCCTGACCAGTCGCCGCAGTCACCGCCGAGAAAGTAACCATCAGTCAGCACGATCACGCACTGCGGTTTGATATCCTTCTCTGCCATGTAGGCAGGCACACACCCCGGCGTCGTGCCACCACCGCCCACGGGCTTGGTCGATTCAGTAACACGCTGAACATCCGCGCCACGGTACGTCTCCCTACCAGCGACATGAGAGTCCCAATACAGTAGCTCGATGGCCTCAGGCGTAACCTCATCGCAGATCGCCTTGACTTCGCCGAGAAACTGTGCCAGCGCCTCACCACCGATTGATCCTGATGTGTCGATAGCAAGCACGAACATCTCAGCCTTGTGGCTCTGCGATGTCGGCATCACGATATCCACGCCGAGGAACCGTCGGCTTGGCCTGCGCCACGTAGACTGGTCGTTACCCTTCATCGCCAGCTTGACAAAGTCTCGCAGGGCTTCCTTCCAATCTACCTTCGGGTGCAGTAGCTGGTCGATGTTGCGGTCGAGGTTGCCCTTCATCCGTCCTGCAAGCATCGCACCCTCACGCAGGGCGGCGTCGATCTCGCGAGTGAGTTCTTCCTTCTCTTCCTCACTCATGGACTGAGCGTTGTCCCAGTCGTGATCATCGAGTTCGTCATCGCCACTATCACCGGGACTTCCTGAGCCTCCCTCATTTTGTCCACCGCCATCGCCACTATCATCACCGCCGCCACCGCCATCGCCGTCATCGGCTTCCTCACGCAGGATATCGAACACCTGTTTGGTATCCATTTTTGCAAAGCGATCATCAATAAGGCCCAGCGCCTTGCCAGTTGCAGGGTCGCGTGGCATCGCAACCTCTTCCTCATACGGGTCGGTGTCCCTGATCTGCAAGTTGATAACGTAGTCCATCGCTTGGTTGGCCAGTTGCCTGTCGATCTTTGCGATGTCGGCCCAGACTGTCATGTGCCGGTACGCCTTGTGCATTGCCTCGTGTAGTACCAGAAAGCCCAGTTGCTTGTCGGTCAGCACGTCAACGAACGAACGTCCGTAGGTCACATCCCGTCCGTTGGTGGATGCGGTCTTGCACGCGTCGCTCACAGAGACTTTGCCTACCATGAAAACACCAGAGAACTGGCAGAAGCGCTTGCTCTGCATCAGGTTCACATGGACGCGCTCAATGCGCTGTTCAGCGGTCAGTTTCATTGTTGCTCTCCTG